CCATCATGTATTTGACGCACCAAAGGCGGCGGTTCACCGTCGTCCTGGCGATCCCGGAGCGAACCAGCGCGTCGCGGAGTTGCAGCATATCGGCGTGGGTAAGTTCTGCGACCGCCGCGTTGCCGTAGAGATCACGGAAAAGCCGCACGGCAAGGACGGCGTTTGTCGCCATGCTTGTCGGCGTGCCGTCCTGGTGGCGGTAGTATTCGCGGCAATGATCCGCCCAGAGGGCGCACAGTTCAGAGACGGACACGCCAGCCGGATCGTGGCGGCGTATCTGGCGCGTATGTTCCTCCCAATATCGGGCGGCGGCCTCTTCCGCCATTTTTCGCGGGCGATCCGTCCGCATGGTGTGTTTCGCGCCGGGGGCGCGGAGCGGGACTTGCCGCCGCTTCTTTTCTCCGGGCAGTTGCACGGAGTAGTACCACAGGCCGTGATTGTCGAAGACCGACCCGGTTTGCTTCAGTTTCATTTGTGCGCACACTTTCCGCCCTTGCGGGCTTTGAACCCGGCGGAGTGTTGTAAAGTGTTGTAAAACACCATTTCAACCCTTCTCCGGGCGGGTTGCCGCGTAGGGGAGAACACGCGGAAACCCTTGTTATTTGCACACAAAACGATTGGTGGGCTATAGTGGATTCGAACCACTGACCTCTTCCATGTCAACCGCTGCGCAAGCGGGAACGCGGAAGGACGGCCAAGGACGGTCGCGACTTTACGCGGATTTTAGCGGACTGTCTGACCTTTTCCAAATCGTAAAACCCTACCAGTCGTTTCATGTGTTGCTGTTCTGTTGTAAACCCCGACGACACCCGCCGCCGGGAAATCCTGTCATTGCTTATTCCTTGCCGCGTCAATGTATGACTGCGCGAAATTCTGCGGGCCGAGGTATTCGTCATCCGCACGAATTTTGCCCTTCTCCAATGTTTCCACGCCGTCCACGATTGTGATTGTGCGCCACGGGCGATAATCCGAACAATACTGGATCACGTCGCAAGTCATTTGAACGCGGCCACGTTGGCGGCGAATTATGCGGTGGGCAGTTTCGCCATATCCACAATCGCGGCAACGATACGCCTTGCCGACGACAAAACAGACTGTTGCAGTGTCTTGCGGCTTTAACTGTCGAGCAACAGGCGCGGAAGATTGCGGAGCGGACTTGCGCGTTTGCGCCTGTTCTACACGACGCCAAACTGGCGACGCATATTTACGGCGCGGCGTTGGCATTTTGCGCAGACTTGTCCAGAGCCAAACGCCAAGGGCGACAGGCACGGCGAGGAAGATCGTGATAATGACCGCAAGCATTGCCGACTATTATACCATATAATATAAGATGATTGGCAACGATTATCAACGATAGAAAAAAAATAAAAAAGATTAAGATTGCTATTGCGTAATGTGCGCACATTTGATATACTATCCAACCGGAAACCCCAAACAAGGTAAACGAAAGGACGAAGAGATGGAAAGCAGAAACGGGAAACACAAGCGTGGAAATGTCCGCATGGGCGTCTATGTCGAACCGTTTAGAAAGGCCGTCGCGGTTTATCTTGCCGACATTACGAACAAGAGCATGACCGACATCATTTGGCAAGGTATTGAGACACTAGCCATTTCAAAGGGCGTACTTCTGCCGTCCGGCGAAGTTGCCCCGGAACACAAGGCGCAGGTTGCCCTTGCTGTTGAAGTAGTGAAAACAAGCAAAGCGAAAGGATGAACATGAAGACGCTGAAGATCAGCACACAAACCGTCAACGACGCCGCCAGTGCGCGTGGCTTTACCCCGGAGGAATATGTCGCCCGGCTGGCGACGATTTCTAACGGGCGCAAAATGTGCGCACATTTTGAGGGTACAGAAGCAGGGGGAACCGTATCTATTTTTTCAATATCGTAATGTGCGCACATTACAGGGCAACGAAAGGACTACTAACCATGAGAGAGAAGAAAGACACCAGAGGGACGGCGCGTTGCGCGGACTGCCTGTTCGGGCGGCCCGTGACGGTCGTGGACAAAGACAAGAGCGGGAAGGAGACGGCGCGGCGCGAAATGTGCGAGTGCCATGTCGCCCGCCCTACGCGGTATGGATTCCCGACCGTGCGACTTGACGACTTCTGCGCTTGCCACGTTTGCGCGAAGACCGCCGAGCGGACGTTCGCGGGGCTTGTCGTCGCCGGGGCGACGGTGACGGCATGAGGGCGGCGTGACGAAAGGACGAAAGACCATGAAAGCATACAAAGGATTTAACAAGGACATGACTTGCCGCGGCTTCCAGTACAAGGAGGGCGGCGAGTACGAGACGGACAGGGCGAAGGTTTGCGAAAGCGGCTTTCACGCTTGCGAGAACCCGTTAGATTGTTTCGCCTATTACCATCCGGCAGAAGGCTCCGTCTTTCACGAGGTGGAAATGGGCGGCGATATTCAGCGCGGCGACGACGACACCAAGTGCGCTGCGACAAAAATCAGGATTGGAGCACGGGTGACGCTTGCCGGAATGATTAAAGCAGGGCTTGATTTTGTTTTTGCGAAAGTCAAGAAATCGAAAACTCCGGCGGCAACATCCGGCGACCTCTCGACGGCGGCAACATCCGGCGACCTCTCGACGGCGGCAACATCCGGCGACCTCTCGACGGCGGCAACATCCGGCTACCGCTCGACGGCGGCAACATCCGGCGACCTCTCGACGGCGGCAACATCCGGCGACCGCTCGACGGCGGAAGTACACGGCAAAGAATCCGTCGCCGTAGTGACCGGGCTTGACAGCAAGGCGCGAGGTTGCGTTGGCAGTTGGCTTGTGCTTACAGAGCGCGATGACAACTGGCACATTTTGGGCGTCAAAGCGATTTGCATTGACGGCAAGAAATACAACGCCGATACATGGTACACGCTCAAAGGCGGGCACGTTGTGAGGGCAGAGCCATAAACGCGAATAGCAGAAACAGGAACTGACCACAAACCAAAGAAAGGACGAAAGGCCATGATTAGATTCGTAAAACTTACACACCGAAACGGCGAACCGATATGGGTGAACCCGATGCAAGTGATGAGCGTTGCGCCCGTATTCAACGAACGCGAGGGCGGCAATGAAATCGGCTGCGCCGTGACGACGAACCGGGGGACGATCATCGCCACGGAATTGTGCGGCGACGTTGTGGAAAAGATGAATCTGGGGCTTGCACTATGACCGCGACGAACGAACGTATGCGGGCGGCGTTGCGGGACATTGAAGGACGCGCCGCCGCCGCGCTTGCGAATCAGCCGAGCGAAAGCGACGAGTGCGAGCGGCACTTGAACAAGGCTCTCGCCGGGATCGAACTAAAGGCGCACGTTGCGCGGATCGAACAGACCGCCGCCGACTTTCCGCCGCTCAAATACGCTGGCGGCGGGCAGATCGTGAACACGACGACGCACCAACTTGTTTCGCCGCGCCTTGTGGCGGAAATGTACAACAGGCTGGTCGCGGAACGGAATCGTGAAGCGGCAGCGGGGGCCGACAATTTGCACACACCGCCCGCCCGGCGCGGTGGGGAGAAAGCCGGGCAACCTTGAACACCAAACCACGAAAGGAAAAAGATGAACGAGAAGACCGAGACAACCGAGCAGCAGCCGACCGCCGAAACGGCGACCGAGCCGCAGACCGTTCCAGTCCTGACGCGCTTCTACCGCGACGAACTGGACGAAATGAAGGAAGAGACAGGCGCGAACGCCGACGCGACCGCCGTTGCCTGTTTCGTGAGGAAGAACCTCCGCAAGAGGCCGTGACAATGGCGCGACCGAGAGCAAAGTCGACCGACTGCCGCGTAATGTTCGACACGGACGTGGCCGCGTTTTTCGGGATCAGTTTGAAGACCCTCCAGCGGCGCATTATGACGCCAGCGCGGGGCGAGATCAACCCGAACGACGCGCACCCGCAGACCATAGGCGGACGCCGCTTGTGGTTGCGCGAAGACGTGGAACGGCTTGTCGGAATCGGCGTGACAAGGAAGGACGGCAGAAAATGACGATAAACGACATCATGCTGCGCGACATCATGGAAGCGGATAAGAAGCAGCGCGAACGCGAAGAGGCCGCCAAGGCGCGGCAAGCGCGTCCGGGCGAGGCCATCGTGAAATGGTCGATAGTTGCGGGCGGCTTTTTGGCCGTCGCCACGCTTCTTTTCCTGGCGTTGTGTTGCGCCAGTTGCACCCTTCACCGCCGGGGCGTTTTCGGCGGCAACGAATCTCAACAGGCCGAGCGCGTTTGCGACAAGGCCAACTAACCACAAAAACCGAAAGGACGAAACAATGACAAGACAAGACTACATCGCCGGGCTTGAGGAAATCCGCAAGCAGGTGAAGAAGATCGGCGCGGCTTTCGGGGCCGTTGACCTGACAGACGCAACAGGCATGGAGAGCGACCGCCACAAGAAGACGAAGAAACTCGTCGCGGACTTGATCGACCGCCTGTATGAAGACATAGCGATCAGCGCGAAAGTCGCGGCGGACAACGCCGAGGCCGGGATCGGCGAACAGGGCGACTTGTTCGACGACGCGGCGAAAGCGGCAAAGGCGCAGGGCGCGACGGAAGCGAAAGCCGAGGTCGTTGACGTTCCGGCGTTGGAGTACAAGCCCGAAGCCGAGAAGCCCGACGCGGAGAAGCCCGCCGACGATCCGAAGCCCGCCAAGGGCAAAGGGAAGAAGTCGAGCAAGGGCGGCAAGAAGAACGGCGGCAAGAAGAACGGCGGCAAGAAAGGCGGTGCGGCATGAACGAAGAGCTTGAAGCGGCGAAGAAGAAGATACGCGAGGGCGTGGTTGCATACGTTCGCGCAGCGTACAAGGCAAGCGAGAGCACGGAGATCGCCGTGCTTATGCTTGCAAAGGAAATCAGCGGCATTGGCGACAGCCTTACGGAGGCCGACTTTGCGTGGCTTGAAGAGAAAGGCGGTGCGAAATGAGCGCGAGACTTTACGACGGCGTGAAGGTTGAACTTTCGCTCGGCGATCTTTCGATGATCCACAACGCGGCGAACTGTTGGGAAATTGCCGACGAGAAGCGCGAAGCGTTGGAGAAGCGGAACGCCGAACTCATGATTGAGTGCGAGAGACAGGCGAAGGAAATCAACGGCTTGCGTTGCGAACTTTCGACGAGGCCGACAACCCGCGAGTTGCAGCCCGTCACGAAGACGGCGATCAGCAACGCGAACGACGTACTCCGCGCCCTTTATCAGCCTATCACATCCGAAGAAAACCTCCAGAACGAAACCGTCCCCGGCGACCGTTTCCACACGGTTTACAATGCGCTGCGCGACCTTGTAAAGCGGCTTGATCAGGAGGGCTTGTCATGAGCGCGACACCTGACAAGGCGAAAGCCGAAGCCGCCGCGAAAGCGGCACTGGCCAAGAAGCGCGAGGAAGCCGAACTCGCCGCGAAGATCGAGGAATACCGCCGCGACGTTCCGCCGGGGATCGGCGAAGTCGAAGCGGAACTCCGCGCCCAGATCGACGAGTTGAAGCGCAAGCCGCCCGTCAACCTTTACGCCGCGATCCACAAGGCACAGGCCCAGATCGAGACGGTGAGGAAGAACGGCGAGAACCCGCACTTCAAGAGCAAGTACGCGACCCTTGACGAAATCTGGGAAACCGTGCGCAAGGCCGTGAACGGCGCGGGCTTGATCGTATTCTGTACGATTGAGACGCGGGGCGACAAGAAGGAACTGACGACCCACGTCGCCGAGATCAAGAGCGGCGAGGAGGTTTCGTGTTCCTTCCCGATTGTCGCACAGGCCACCGGGCCGCAAGCGATTGGAAGCGCGATGACCTACGCCCGCCGCTACACGTTGACGGCGTTGCTGGAAATCGTGACTGGCGACGGAGCGGACGACGACGGCGAGGCGGCCACGAACCACAACGCGCCAGCGGCAAAGAATCCGTCCGCGAGTGCTGTTGCAGACGCGCTGGGCTTTTAACCAACCAACCAAAGAAAGGACTAACCATGAACACGAACGAAAACGAGAGCGAGGCCCATTGCAAGATCGGGCCGTCCACCCTTCCGGCGCGGGCCGTTTGCCCGTGCCACGAATCCGCGCCCGGCGGAGCAGACGCCCAGAGCGGGACGCGCAGCCACAAGGTCGTCGAGGCGAACATCGCCAACACGCAGAGTTGCACGCCGCCCGACCCCGACGTCATGGGCGTGACCGAATCCCCCGAAATGATGGGGATGAAGCCCGCCGACAACTACCTCCCCGGCACGACCGACGACGAGATCGGGCGCGGCGTTTGGGGCGCGAACACGATCAAGCAACTGCGTGACGAAACCGCGCCTGGCGCGTACATCCACACAGAGACGCGGACGAAGTTTGCCGACGATATGCTCACGCAGTTTTCCGAGAAGGAGCGCGAGGCGTTGCGCGGCAAGTTTGGAACGGTTGACGCCTACTGGTTGTCAGAGGACGGCGCGACACTGTTCATTGCCGACTACAAGACCTACGCGCACGCCGACAGCGAGAAGTGCTACAAGCCGCAAGGCATGATGTATGCCGTGCTGCTCAAATCCGAAAGGGCGGCGAAGGCGACCGCCGTCGTCTTTTTCGTCGTCGCCGGGGGTGATCGAACGGTTGCGCGGTACGACTTCGACATGGAGGCCGCCATCGGCCACACCGTCGAGACGATCCGGCGCGTTGACGCGATCCAGGGCGGCGAGATTTTCGCCACGGGCGAGGAAGCGCGGACGAAATGCGGAAAGCCGTCGGCGTGGTGCAAGACTTGCGCCCACGCGGCGACGTGCCCAGCCATTTCCCGCGCCGTTGCCGTGGTCGAGGGCGGCGGAATCTTGCAGAAGCCGCTGGCAGTCCGCATGGCAATCGTCCCCGTGCTGGAAAGTTTCGTGAAGGGCGTGAAGGCCGAGGTCAAGGCCGCGCTCGACGCGGGCCAGCGCGTTTACGACGAGGCCAGCGGAATCGAGTATGGCTACGCGGAGCGCAAGGGCCGCGCCAAACTTGCCGACCTTCGAGGGCTTGCCGAGAGCGTGATTGTTTACGGCGTGAAGCCTGACGCGTTCGCCGCCGCCGTGTCTATCTCAAAGACGGCGGTGGATAGCCTGTTGAAAGCGGTGGACGACGAGCAAGGGCGGAAGGTGAAGAAGGCCGACCGCGAGGCCGTCTATCTCCCCTACTTCACCGAGCCTGGCATGGAGAAGTACGTGAAGCGCATTTCGTAAAAACCACGAAAGGAGAAAACAGACAATGAGCGAACAGACACAGGCCACCGGGCGGCCAAAGCCCGAAATTCGCGGCAAGGTGATTGCCGTGCTTGACGAGTGGCGGAACAATTCGGGCACGTTCTGGAAGCGGGAGGTCGTCGTCGAGACGGGCCTCCGCTTTCCGAACCCGCTGAAGGTGACGTTTCAGAAGGAGGCGACGAGCCACCTTGAAGGCGTCGCCGAGGGCGATTGCGTGATTATTCCGTATGTTTTGAGCGGGCGCGAGTACGACGGGCGGTATTATGTCGATATTATCGGCATGGGCTTGCAGAAGATCGTGGGCGGCAGCGGCGCGGCGGCGACAAAGCAGCCGGAGCAGAAGCCCGTCCTCGGTTGCACCGCTTCGACCGCCATTGAGACGTGGGCGAAATACCACGGCGACGACAAGGCTGGCTTTGCGGAGTTTTGCAAGGCGCACAAGCCCGGCAAGGCCAGCAAGGCGTACACCATCGCCGATTGGGCGGACATCGTGAACGCCATCGAGGCCGAGCAGAAGAAGGCGGCGGAAGAGGCGGAGGCAATTGACGCGGCGAACGACGCCGACGACCTGCCGTTCTAGAAATCGTGCCGGGCGGCGATCCTATCGGGCTGGACGCCGCCCGGCCTTATCACGAAAGGACGACAAATGCGAACGATCAACACGGTTGACCTTTTTTGCGGGGCCGGAGGGGCGACGACTGGCCTTGAGTTGGCGTTGAAGCTGCTGGGCATGGAACACAAGGGAATCGCAATAAACCACTGGCGCGTTGCCGTCGAGACAATGAGGGCCAACCATCCGGCGGTGGACACGAAGCAGATGAGCATAGAGGAAGCGATCCCGGAGGAACTTGTGCCAGGTCGAGAAGTTGACCTCCTTTGGGCGTCGCCGTCATGCACGCACCACAGCCGAGCCAAGGGCGGCAAGCCGCGCAGCAACCAACTCCGCGCCCAGCCGTCGCTCATCCTTCAATGGCTTGACGACCTTTATGTCCGGCGCATAATCGTCGAGAATGTGCCAGAGTTTGTCGATTGGGGGCCGCTCACGAAAGACGGCAAGCCGATAGAACGGCTGAAAGGATCGTGCTTCCGGGCGTGGATCGAAGAAATCAGGGCGCGGAACTACACAGTCGAATGGCGCGTCGTGAATTGCGCCGACTATGGCGACGCGACGAGCCGCCGCCGCTTTTTCCTGAAAGCCGTCCGCAAGGGTTGCGGCAAGATCAGATGGCCGGAGCCGACGCACGAAGAG